ACCAGGACCCCGAGAACTCCTGGGATCTGAGCGTGTTCGCCTACGCCGGCCGCGAGCAGGCACCCACCCCCAAGATCGCGGCGCATGCCGCGCCGTTCACCTTCGACCCGGAATGGTTCCGGTCGACTCTGCAGGAGGCCCTGCATGGCACCTAAGCTCGTCATCCCTTCGACCCCCGACGAGCTGGAGGCGATGCTCGGCGACCCCGGCCGCATGCAGGGCGTGTTCGGCGACAAGGAGCTGTTCTCCCAGTTCATCCGCGCCTACGCCTCCAACGTCCTCGACAAGGACCAGTCGATCGCCGACCAGGTCCGCGACGAGACCCAGCGGGTGCTGGCGCAGTGGCTGAAGGACAACCAGGCCGACGGCATCCGCCGGGTGAACCTCGACCCCGCGCAGCCGGTCGCCGGCAGGGGCGCCAAGGCGCAGGGGCTCTACAACCCCAAGGCCATGGGCGCCGCGATCGACAAGGAGTTCGCCGACTCCGCGGAGTACTTCAGCGCGATCTGGCACTACCGGCAGCGCGACGCCGAGATGGAGGCGAAGGTCAAGCGGATCCGCGCCGCGTTCAGCTCCACGGTCCCGTCTGAGGGTGGGTTCCTCATCCCGGAGACGCTCCGCAGCGAGCTGCTCCGGGTGTCGCTGGAGACCTCGATCGTCCGGCCGCGCGCCCGGGTCATCCCGATGGAGACCCTGCGGGTGCCGTTCCCCGCGATCGACTCCACCTCCAACGTGTCGTCGGTGTTCGGCGGCATCGTCGGCTACTGGACCGAGGAAGCGGCCGCGCTCACCGCCTCGCAGGCGGCGTTCGGCCGGGTCGTGCTGGACGCCAAGAAGCTGACCGCCTACACCGAAGTCCCCAACGAGCTGATCGCCGACTCGCTGCCCTCCTTCCAGGCGTTCATGGACCAGATCTTCCCGGAGGCCCTCGGCTTCTACGAGGACCTCGCGTTCATCCGCGGGACCGGCGTCGGCGAGCCGCTGGGGTTCCTCAACGGCTCGGGCCTCATCACCGTCACCGAGAACACCGCCAACCTCGTCAAGTTCGAGGACGTGGTCGCGATGTACTCGCGGATGCTGCCCAGCTCGCTGGGCCGCGCGGTGTGGGTCGCCTCCATCGACGTCTTCCCGCAGCTCGCCGCGATGGTCGTCCCCGGCGGCGCCGCGCCGAACGCGGTGTGGCTCAGCAACGGCCAGGTGATCGAGGGCCCACCGATGACGATCCTCGGCCGCCCGGTGATCTTCACCGAGAAGGTCCCCAAGCTCGGCGTCACCGGCGCGCTCAGCTTCGTCGACTTCGGCTTCTACCTGATCGGCGACCGCCAGGTCATGTCCGCCATGTCCTCGCCGCACTTCAAGTTCCAGAACGACGTGACCGCCTACCGGATCGTGGAGCGGCTCGACGGCCGCCCGTGGCTCCAGTCGGCGATCACCCCCCGCAACACCTCCGCGACCCTGTCCGCGTACGTCACCCTGCTGTCCGCCTGATCCATCCCGCCCAGCGCGGCTCAATGGGAAGCAGTAACGCCCTTCCCGGGAGGAAACCAACATGCCAAGAGCACTCGGTCGTTGCTTCGACATCGGGTCGGTTGTCGTCCCGGTGGCGGACCTGGCGGCCGGCGCCCAGACCGGCCACCGCGTCCACCTCAAGAACGCCGGCGGTGTCGCGTTCGTGGTCTTCATGGGCGCTGTCTCGGCCGGCACCGACACGTTCGTGCCGACCCTCAAGGAAGCCAACGCCGCGACCGGTGGCACCCTCCAGAACCTCGCCGCGATCACCACGTGGTACGACAAGAACGAGACCACGCTGGACGGTGACGAGACCTGGAACAAGACCACCCAGGCCGCGGCCGCGACGGTCTCGCTGACCGGCGCGACCTACGCCGCCGTGCAGATGATCGTCGTCATCGAGGTGCTCGCAAGCCAGCTCTCCGACGGCTTCGAGTGGGTGACGCTGGACATGCCCGACCCCGGCGCCGGCGGCACCCGGGCGGGTGGCTTCCTCGCCATCCTGTTCGACCTCGAGGTCCAGCGGACGCCGCCGAACTTGGCGCAGCTCAACGCCTGATCATGGCGAAGATCACCGCGCATGGCGGACCGAGCAACGCCGGCGAGGCGGATGGAACCCCCGCGTCCGCCTCGCCGGCAGCCACGGAGGAGGGTGAGCAGCCATCGCCTGGGAGCAGCTCGCAAGCATCAAGCGGGAAGCCGTTGAGCTCGCCCGAGCCGAGCTCGCCGAGCCGCCCCAAGCCTGCCCGAACGACGGGACGCCGCTCATCGAAGGGCCCGGCGGGGTCCTCTTCTGCCGGTTCGACGGCTACCAGTGGCCACGAGACGGAAGGTGAGTAGCTCCCGGTGGCGGGCTTCACCGACGCGATCGAACAGGCGCTACTCGACCACTTCCTGAACGACCCGAGCTACACGCCGGAGTCGCTGTGGATCGCGCTGTCGACCACCACGCCGACTGAGGCGGGTGGCAGCTTCACCGAGCCGTCCAGCGGCGCCTACGCGCGGGTCTCCACGGCCGCCGCGGACTGGGGCGCCGCCACCGGGACGGCGCCGGCGACCAAGAGCAACACCGCTGTCAAGACGTTCCCGACCGCGACGGGTGACTGGTCGGCAGGGGTGAACATGACCCACTTCGGCCTGTTCAACGCTTCCTCGGCCGGGACGCTGCGGGCGTGGGGGGCGCTGACGGTGCCCAAGCCCGTCCTCAACGGCGACACCGCGTCGTTCGCGGCCGCCAGTTTGGTGCTCAAGCTCGGCGATCCGGGAGACGCATATTGATGGCGACGAAGGGCCATACCGACTGGACGTGCGACTATCCCGCCTGCCCGGGGACGGGGCAGACCGATGACTCGTCGCCGCCGGCCGGCTGGGTCCGGGTGGGCGACTACATCGTCTGCCCGGCGCAAGACGGCAGGACCCTCACCGATCTCAAAACGGCTCTAGGGCTGTAGATGGGCGCGCAGGGCACCGTCGACCTCGACTTCGGGGCGTTCCCCGGCAAGTCGGACGCGTCGGTCGCGGTGACCGGCCAGGCCAGCATCGTGGCCGGGTCGCTGGTGGAGGCGTGGATCAGGCTGGAGGCGACCGCGGACCACTCCGCCGACGAGGCCCTGGTCGAGCCGCTGGAGATCCAGGCGGGGAACATCGTCGCCGGGACGGGCTTCACCGTCTACGGGATCAACCGCACGCCGCTCGGCGACACCCGCATCTATGGCGTGTGGAAGGTCGGCTGGGTATGGAACGGGTGAGGTAGCGGATGGCCATTCAGATCCAGGGCAACGGCGGCACCGTCGCGGAGGTCGACGGGACAACCTTCCGCGCGCTGCGGACCGTTCCGCGTCCGGTCGACCACGGCGCGCTGGGTCACTACCGACTCGCTACCACCGTGCCCCTTGTCGTCACCCAAGCCGCCAACGGGACGCTGTTCAGTTTCCGCTGGGGCGACGCCACCCGCTTCTGCGTCGTCCAGAAGATCAGGCTAGGGATTCTCCAGACCGCCGCCGCGACGGCGACCCTGTTCGAGCGCTACCAGGTGTTCATCGCCCGAGGGTTCACCGTCTCCGACTCGGTAGGTACGGCACTCACCCTGACGGGCAACAGCTTCAAGAAGCGCACGAATATGGGCACGACGCTAGTGACCGACATCCGTAAGTCGGCGGTAGCCGCCGGGCTGACCGTGGGGACGCGGACGCTGGACGCCGACCCAGTCCTGGAGCTGGAGCACGCGCACATGATCACCACCGCGAACATCAACGTGGTGGAGAAGCAGCTCGACACCGACGCGGGCGATGGCGTGCATCCGTGGGTCCTGGCCCAGAACGAGGGGTTCATCGTCCGGGGGCCGACCACGGTGTTCGGAGCGGCCGGCACCGCCGACCTGCTGGTCGAGGTGGCCTGGGCCGAGGTCACGGCGTACTGAGCCATGGCCCTCCTGCTCGCGAGGGCCACCGCAGGCCAGGTCAGCCTCGCCGGCCACGCCGACGCGGCCGCCGACCTCGACGGCAGCCTTGACGTTGCGCGGCCGCTGGTGGGGACCTTCCCTGCGTCGGCCAGCGCCACCGGTGCCGTCGCCGCCGACCGTCCGCTGGCCGGCAACGCCAGCGCCGCCAACGGCGCCACGGGCGCGCTGGGGGTCGACAAGGGCATCTCGGGTACGGGGAGTGCTGCCGCTTCACTCGGTGGCTCTGTGGCCGTCGCTCGCGCCCTGGCGGCCATGTCTGCGGCAGCGAGCGGGGCGACCGGGGACCTCACCGTCACCGGTGGCGGCGTCCCTCGCGACCTGGCCGGCACCATCGCTGCGGCGGCGTGGGCAACCGGGGACCTGTCCGTCGCTGGGCCCTTCAACGTCTTCAGCCAGTTGTTCGACTCCCACGCCGGCGCGGTCGACTTCCACCTCGAGGACCTCGCGGGAGCGAGCGTGTCGGCCGCCACCGAGGGCGGCGCCGTGGTCTACACCGCCGACTCGCTGCCAGGTCGGACAGCGGTCGACCCCACCGAGCTAGGTGCAATTGAGTATCATGATCATCAGCTCCTAGGCGGCGTCACCTAACTGCATATGAGCCTTCCCGTCACCCGAGGGTGACTGAGCCAGAAAGCGAGTTCGAGGGATGGCGACGGCCTGGTATACGACCAGGGAGTCCGTGAAGGGCGCCCTGGACTCCGCGGAGACCGCCCGCAACAACGAACAGGTCGACCGCGCCATCGCCTCAGGCTCGCGGGCGATCGAGGGCCTCCTCCACCGGAAGTTCTACCCGCAGCTCGCGACCCGCTACTTCGACTGGCCGAACCACCAGTACGCGCGGCCGTGGCGGTTGTGGCTGGACGCCGACGAGGTCATCACCGTCACCACCCTAACGGCCGGTGGCGTGACGATCCCCTCGACCGACTACTTCCTGGAGCCGGCCAACAGCGGGCCGCCGTTCACCCGCGTGGAGATCGACCTGGCGTCCGCCTCGGCGTTCGCCTCGGGCAGTACCCACCAGCGCGCCATCGCGATCACCGGCACCTTCGGCTATGCCGCCGACGAGGAATCGGTCGGGGCGCTGACTGCCGACCTGGCGGCCAGCCTGACAGCCACCGCGACGGCGACCTGGACAACCGCCCGGATCGGCGTCGGCGACATCCTCCGCATCGATAGCGAGCGCGTCATCGTCACCGCCAAGACGATGATCGACTCCACCCAGAACACCGGCAACACCCTCACCGCCTCCGCGGGCGACGTGACCGTGCAGGTGAGCAACGGCACCGCGTTCGCGGTCGAGCAGGTCCTCCTCGTCGGCAGTGAGCGGATGCTCGTCGTCGACATCGCCGGCAACAACCTGACCGTCAAGCGAGCGTGGGACGGCACCGTGCTGGCCGCCCACTCCAGCGGCGGCGACGTGTTCACCCTGACCGGCGTCGAGCTCGATCGCGCGCAGCTCGGCACCACCCTGGCCGCCCACTCCAACGGCGCCGCGATCTACCGCCACCTGGTGCCGGACCTGGTCCGCGACCTGTGCATCGCGGAGGCGATCAACCAGCTCCAGCAGGAAACCAGCGGGTACGCCCGTGTCATCGGTGAGGGCGAGAACGCCCGGGAGGGCACCGGCCGCAGCCTCTTCGACCTCCGCAAGGACGCCGTCGCGACCTACGGCCGCAAGGCCAGAAGCCGGGCGGTCTAGGTGGCCACCAGGATCAGCGCGTACGTGACGGTCGCGGGGCCGCTGCTGGAGGGCCGCGGCCCGGCGATCCTGCGGGAGTTCTTCGACGACGCCACCAAGCTGGTCGCCGAGCGGGGCCGCGAAGAGGTCAGCAAACGTGCCACCTCCAGGCCGAGGCATCCCACCGGCGCGTTCGCGCGGTCGGTGGTCGTCAAGCAGTTCGGCCGCAGCCGCGCCATCAACGCCACCTACCCGGGGGTCACCTACGGGCCGTGGCTGGAAGGCACCAGCACCCGCAACGCCTCCACGCGGTTCAAGGGCTACCGGCTGTTCAAGCTGACCCGCGGCCGGCTTCGCAAGCAGGTCGCCGAGCTCGTCCAGGGCCTCCTGGACCGCGCCGTCGCCCGTCTTGGAGGTGGCCGATGACGCTCGGCGCCGCCGGGATCGTGGCCGCGGTTGCCTCGCACGCCAAGGCCACCGGCCACTTCGAGCGGGTCCTGGCCCACGAACCCAAGTCGGCGCCCGGCAACGGCCTGACTTGCGCGATCTGGTGGCAGGACCTCCGCCCGGTCGCGGCCGCGTCGGGCCTTCAGGCGACGAGCGTGCGGCTGGAGCTGCAGGTGCGGGCCTACCAGAACATGCTCGCCGAGCCGCAGGACGACATCGACACCGACCTGCTGGAGGCAATCGACGCGCTGATGGCCGCCTACTCCGCCGACTTCACCCTCGGCGGCCTGGTCCGCGATGTCGACCTGCTCGGCGCCCACGGCGACCCGCTGAGCGCGACTGGCGGCTATCTGACGCTGGACAACAAGCTGTTCCGCGTCGGCGACATCGTTCTCCCGCTGATCATCAACGACCTCTACCCCCAGGCACCGTAGGAGGCAGACGTGGCAAAGCAATCGGGCCTAGGGGACGCATGCTTCGTCGCCGGCTACGACCTCAGTGGCGACATCGGGGCCCTGGACAGCATCTCGGGTGGGCCGGCCACCCTGGACGTGACCGCGATCGACAAGAGCGCCCACGAGCGCATCGGCGGCCAGCGCGACGGCGGCCTGGAGTTCACCGCGTTCTTCAACCCCGCGACCGACCGCGCCCATCCCCGCCTGAAGCTGCTGCCGACCACCGACCAGATCGCCAGCTACCTGCGCGGGACCGCGCTCGGCGGGCAGGCCGCCAGCATCGTCGCCAAGCAGCTCAACTACGACGGCACCCGCGGCGAGGACGGCTCGCTGACGTTCAAGGTCAACGCCGTCGGCAACGGGTACGG